GGCTCTACACTTAGGATATCCCTTTGACTCCCCTTCAGGTCTACCACAAGGTGGATGTCCGCCGCCTTCTTTTTTTCTACAAATGTTTACCCAAGGACCTTTGGGTTGTTTGGACCCTTTTGGTTTTTTCTTTGTACCAAACCATACCGCTAAATCCTCCTTCAAAATGTCTTCTTTAAAAATTTTTTTTCTCATATTTTCAACTTTTTTTACATTTGATTTAGTTTGTTTTTCATCTTTGGCAATTTGAGATTTTGTTTTTTTAATCTCACCATCATATGAGTCAAATGCGGTTTCATTATTAATGTAATTAGAAACTTTTTCTGTATAAGGTCTGAGTTGTTCATCTTTCCAAACTCGTGGCGTAATATTCAACTTCCCTTTAAAAACACCATCACTCGATGTTGTGGTGCTCTCGTTGATTTTCCTTTCCATAATCTTATATTTCAATAAATATTCACACTTTTATGCAAGACTTAAATTGTATCCCTTTATTCGATAGAATTCAAATACAGAGTTCAGAAGATTTTGATAATTTGATAGAAACTCTCAGCAACGAACAGGCAGATTATATTATCAAAATTGCCTTAGAAAAAGCTTTTGGTCTAGGTATCTATAGTTTGAGTGAGAGTGAAATACTTTCAAAATCTTTAAGATTGAAAAATAAAGGAACTGAAAGTATTTCAGATAATAACACTGAATGACTCAAATAAAAAAAGGGGACCGAGGTCCCCTTTAGTTTGTATATTGAGATAGATTATCTCAATTCTCTCAAGTCGAATGTTCTTACACCATCAACTGTGATACGTCCGTAGAAACGGTTGTTCACCACCTTCTTAGCGTATCTGGTCATGATACCCTTGATTGGTGTAAAGTTGAATGGGTTGTACATTGTAGGAGTGAGTTGTAGAGGTACATACGGTGCGTAGATGTAACCTGTGTCAAGTAACGAAGTACCCTTGTGACCCAACAATACTTGGTTTGCTGGGAAGTATGGGTCACGGTAAACTTGATATCTACCTGCCAATGTTCCTACTCTCTCAATACCCATGTTGTATTGGTCTTGCTCAGGAGCTGCGTTTGATACGTGGAAGTACTCCAAGTCGTCAAAGATAGCCGATACCTCAGAAGATACAACAATCCAGTTAGCTCCACCTCTCAAAGTAGATTTGTGGATTTGTGCTGAGATTTGGTTGATTGCTGTGATAAGGGTTTGGTTCCAGTCCTTCTGAGTGTAAGGGTTTGAACCATTTCCATTTCCAAGTCTCTTCCAACCGTTGTAATCCCATCTCAAGTTCCAAGCCGCAGCTTTTCTCAAGTCTCTCAAGATTTCACGGTCAATTTCAGCAGCTACTTGTTCAGACAATAACGCTGTCAATTCAGCCTCAGCGTCAATGTTGTGGAACGCAGCTACGTCTTGAGCCATTTCAGGTGACCATTGTGCTCTCAACTTTCTTTCAGTAACAGAAACTGTTACAGACTCAAGGTCGAAAGAAACTTCACCTAATCTGTCTTCGAATTCCAAGTTCTTGTAAATTCTGTAAGTAGTGATGAATGAAGTGTTCACAAGTGAGTTCGAAGAGAACGATGAACCTGTGTAACCATCCATAGAAGGACCACATGTAACACAAACTGGTGTCTGAAGGTCAACTTCCAAGTAGATTTTACCGTAAGCATCACAGACGTTATAGTAAGTTCCACCATCAGTCTTAGAGTTGGGGAACCCTAATGTTACATCTTGACCGTATTGAACGATACCATCACCATATCTTTGAGTAACAACTCTAAAGAGATAGTTGTTCTGAGTGTTTGCTGACGTGTAAACGTTTCCAAGTACTCCTCTGATTTCCAAACCTGCAAGGAAAGTTTCAGTGTCCATTGGGTTACCATCAGGACCAATCAATTGACCAGCACCTGCGTTTGCAAAACCTGACATAACAAGAAGAACTTTTCTATAGTTATCAAGTCCATACGCTGTTAGAATCAATTGGTCACCAGCCCAAGCTACTGTAGAACAGTCACCTGTGATTGCCGAGAACTGACCTCTTGAGTAGTCGTAAAGACCTGGTGGGTCAAGAGCTGGTTCGTTACCTTCGTAGAATCTATCGTAAAGGTCTTTAGTGTTTTGGTAGTCATAACCGCTGTTAGGTGTTTGGTCTGCAGCTGCGTTAGGAGAACCGTAAGGTGCCCAGTGTTGATTCTGTGCATTCTCGTATGATTGAATGTTAGGTACGAAGTAGAACAACTTACCGATAGGTAGGTTCATAGCTTGTACTGATACGATATCGTTAGCCAAAAGTTTAGAGAAAACTCTTCTAACGATTGGGAAAACTACAGTTTCGAAAGAACCTGAGTCAGCCGTTGAAGATGCTTCATTGATTAAGTGTGAAGCTTGGTTTTCATACAACTGAGCTACGTTCTCCTTAAGGTGACCCTTAAGTCCATCGAGAAAACCTAATTTTTCCCATTTGTTGATTGTGTCTTCTTTGATAACTTTAAGGTGCTTAAGACCGATGTTACCAACAAGACCTGATTCAAGTAATGCTCCCATTTTTTTAATTTTTTTTAAGGAATTTTATTTTTTTAAATTTTTGACATCAAATCCTTAATTCTCATGAACTGAGGATTTTCGTATGTCTTAGATTCAATCAATGAAGCTGAGGAACCTGAAGTCATTTGATTGTTGAGTTTTCTTTCAACGTTCTCATTGACGCTCTGTGTTGCGGTTGTACCCAATTCTTCTTTGATTGTCTTATAGAGAGATTTTGATTCTTTAAGATTTTCTACAGAATCAAATCTTCTTAAGATATTGATTTTTTCTTTTTTGGTAGTCGAATGTTCAGTGAACAAACGGGTCGCGTATGCCAAGTTTGAGTTAAATACAGCAACTTCATTAAGTTTCTCTCTGAAAATGTTGAGTGCTTGTCTGTACTCCTCATTTTTCTCTCTGAGAACTTTTAATTCAATTTCTACAGATTCAACCTTCACACCATTATTACCATATACGTAATTACGGTTGTTAGTGATTCCTTTTCTCAAACCTCTACCCTCTTTAGAGCCCATTCCATAAGTTCTAGCAGCCTCTTTCGTTTCTTCTTTTTCGTAATCTTTGTAATGTCCTTTCTTTTCGCCAGATTTCTTTTCAACACCGTCTACTTTCTTACGTCTGTATTCGTGTTTCTTAGAACCATAGTCCTCTTCCATTTCACCTTCTGTTTCACCTTCTTTAAATTCGAATTTAGCTTTGCCAGTTCCCATAGTTTTGGGACCCTCTTTTTTATCTTCATCGAAGCCCTTTTTAGGTAATGACTTATCATACTTAAATTTGGGACTTCCTATACCAACGCCTTTTGGTTTTACAGTCATCTTAGCTTCTTCGAGATTGTATTCTTCAGAACCTTCTTCCATTTCAGAGTCATACATTTCTTCGTCCATTTCCATAGACCCTTCCATTTCCTCTTCATCCATTTCCATAGATTCTTCCATCTCGTCGTCTTCTGACATTTCGATTTCATAGACTACTTCATCGTCCATTTCTTCTTCCATTTCTTTAGAGTTAGAATTATACAAAGCAGATAATACAGCTTCCAAGTCAGGGTCAGCCTCATCAAGTTCTTCGAACTCCATGTCACCTTCTTCTAACTCTTCGTCCATTTCTTCCGATTCGTTCATTTTAACGATGTATTCCACATCTTCATTATTGTCCTTAATATGAACTTCGTCGTCATCTTTAGAAACAATAATTCCGTCTTCTTCACCCATAGCTTTGAAAATTTTCAAAATTTCCTCGTCTGATGCGTCTCTTAAATCGATAGTATCATCTGAAAAATCCATTTCGAGTTCGTCTTCCGACTCGTCGTCATCCTCAGAATTACCCATGTCAAAATCAACTTCATCTTCATCACCCATAGTATCCATAGGTAATTCCAATTTGGTATCGACTTCAATCTCATCTTCGACATCTTGTTCGGTAAGAGATTCTTTTACTAACTGACTGATTTCTTCCTTCATTGTAGAAGCAAGTATTCCTTTTGCGTTTTCGGCTATAACATCCTCATCGTTTTTCATTTGAATCAGAGC